ATCCTCTCCGAAGTGTAGGAAAGGTACGTTTTCCGTCCAAGGAATGGACAGAGCGTACCAACCATCAGCTCCGGGTTGTGCCCAACCAAAACCTTCGTACGAGAAATAGGACGTCACGCACGCGGTTTGGTAGGGCGGGGGGGAAGCGGGGTCACCAGGAATACGAAACTTAATTCGGAAACCACCTCGCCAAACAGAGAACATTTGAAGCCAAAAGTGCATGCCTTCAATTGCACGGTCGGACACCATAGTCATGTCCAACTGTGTGAATTCGGGAGAGGAACCCGACGCGCGGTGATAACGCTTACATAAATCATTGAAAGTGACAGGAACATCACTAACAACGCGTCCATTGTCGACAAAATAATTGCACTGGTCAACAATGGGGTCGAAGCTCTTGGAAAAGGACTGGGAAATCGAACATTGCTGTTCAACTCCGGGGGCAACCAAGGGCTTCTTGGGAGGGCGACGAAGAAGCTCAAGAGAAGTCGGCTTCTGGGACGTTGTGTCCGCCGTAGTAGGCGGCTCAGGAAGAGGAGGCAATGGGGATGTGCCAAGATAAGAAAAATTGATACCTTTTGCTGGTTGGGCAAACTGCATGTCAGGACCACCAGCAACCCATGTGGCAACAGTAATTACGGGGTCAGTCGAGCTGTCAAAGCCCACAACGTCAGAAATGACTTTGAGGGCAAAGGCAAAAGGCTCATAGGTTTGAGAATTTGACCAAGCAAGTGGAGAGATATAGGGAATAGTCATCTCTACGTCAGTGTCTCCCTTGACCTCAATTATGCGGACTATGTAGTCGTCCACATTGGCGGTAGGGAGACCGTCAGCTCGTGGGAAGACCATAAAAGCCAATCGCGTAGACACGAATGACGAGGCGAAGATTTGAAGTTTCACCTTAATAGAGCCTTTCCACAAAGTAAATCGCTTATACATGAGACCCAGAGGAGTGGGAGAGGTACTCAAGTAATAGTAAAGATTGGTAGAGGAGGAACGAATGACGTCCACCCGGTGCAGACCAGGAATAGCAGCGTATTGAGCAAGAGTCCAAGACCCGAGCTTGACACCGCTTTCCGGGTGACCTCGAAGGTAATTCTTTTTCGAATATGTCGCAGCAGTAGAAGCATCAGCGACGTCAGAAGAAAAGTTATCACT